GAGCGTTAGCAATATCCGCTAAAGTAATAGTTTTGATACCACCAGCTGGCTGGCCTTTGCTTATCATCTCTTGTAAGCTTGGAGCACCAGTTGCAGCAGTAGCTTCAGTAGCAGTAGTTTTAATTGCGCCAGCATCTTTATCTTTGTCGAAGAATTTACGCATGAATTGTTCACCTTCAATCTTCTTCTCAAGCTCGTAGTCTTTTTGACTTAAGCCATATTGTTGAATCATGATATCAAGCTTAGCTTTTTCTGCTTCAGTTAAACGTTTACGTTCTTCTCCAGCAGCTTCTCTATATTTACCAGCAGCTAAACCAGCTGACTCGCCAAAGGCACCAGTCTTTGTAGGAGCTAAGAAACCTTCAGATAATGCTAATAATTTTTCATTGATTGGAGATTGATTTGCAGTATTTAAACTTGACATCAATTTTTCAATTTGTTTATTGAGCAATAAATTTTGATTGCGAAGTTTTTGTGCAGCAGAAATTTTCTTCTCTGCTTCAGAAGCTCTAGGTGCAGCTACCTCTTCTTGTGCTGGAGCTTCTTGTACAGGCTCAGTAGAAATAGAGCCTAATCCGCCAGTGGGTTGATCATTTAAAATATCGTCAGCCATTATACTTTACCTAAATTTATATGATGAAATGAAGCTGTGTCTTGTTGTGGTGTTCCTCTATTTACACGTGGAAATGGAGATGGTTGAACCACTGGAACTCGTTTCACTGGTTGGTCAACTGGAATCTGTGTACTTTGAACGTTTTGCAGATGTCTAATTAAACGATGAGGTGCTGGAATCATATTAGTAAAGTCAGGTTTTTTGCGAATAGGCGCTGGTGTAGTAGGAAGCGCTACGTTAGTTCTTTCATATGGTAAAGGACGTGGGTTATATCCGCCTTGATTAGGATTATCTATAGTTGCAGTTTGACCTACAGGACCTGCATTAATAAAGCCAGGGCTTACAGTTTGTTGGTTACTCATTCCGTCTGTTGAAGGAAGTCCAGAGGCATATGCAATTGGGTCTATTGTTGGCGTAGTTACCTCAGGCTTACCGTACTGATAAAAACCATCAGGAAGTTTGCCACTAGCATATCCAGCATTGTTAGTATTCGCGTCAAAAAACTCTTGAGCTTGTGGATTAGCATTCAAGTAAGATTGGTAATCTCCAGGTTGAGAGTTTGGATACGCTACTTGAAATTGATTCTGTGTGAATATTGGCTTTTCATTTGCATTGTATGAATTAGGATCGCCGATTCCGCCATATTGAGTATAAAAAGAATTATCAAATGCGGGTTCACTAGATTGCGCATCTAAATCAACTGTGCCACCATCTGCATAGCTATGAATACTTCCACCATCTTTTTTAGGAGGAGGAGTTGTTGTTGGAGTAGTTGTTGAGTCGCTATTAAAAAGCTTGGTGAGCTGATCAATTAATGATGTATTTGAAGTACCAGCGCCAGAGATAGCAGCAAGCAATGTACCCAAGCCAGCAATTTGTGATAATGGGCTATTAGTAAATTGACCTTGTTGGCCTGGAGCCACAGTTTGTTGAACTTGACCTGTAGGAATGTTAAGACCATGCAATAAGTTTGCATAGTTTTGAGCTTGTGTCATTGGATAATCAAGTTGTCTTTGACCTTGAGCTTGTTGTAAAGCACCAAGAGATGACAATGTATTTAATCCGCCGCTACCAATTTGATATTGTTGAGTCGCGATGTTACCCATGCCTTGACCAGCTTGTAGTTGACGGTTTAAGTCGGCTTGTGCAGATTGCATAGCATTTTGATAGCCAGTATTTAAAGCGCCATATTGTTGGCCAGTAAGGTTAGCTTGCATGTCAGCTAATGATTGACCTAGAGCTTGTGATTGACGTTTAGATCCAAATGATCCAGTGCCTACACCGCCACCTGCAATTGTTGGTAACACATTACGTTGCAAGTTTTGTTGTTGTAAGCGAGCCATCTCATCCACCACTTTGCCAGTGTATGGATTCATGTAGTCATTAATAATACTTGGAGCTGATGTTGTACCAGATGCGTTTGTTAAAGCTTGTGCTTGTGTTGCTGCACCTTGGCCTGAAAACGCAGTTGATGGAGCCATATTAAAGGCTTGTTGTTGTAATGGGCTAAATCCTGCTACACCACCTTGTTGAACTGCATTCTGACCTAAGTTTGCAATGTTTTGCAAATAGTCAGTATAAAACTCAGGCGAAGTTTGCTGAGTTGATGTAGTAGTGGTTGTTGACGGTAGCGCCGAACCTTGGAATAGATCAGCCATTATTTAGCTCCTTTAAGATAAGCCAATGCTGATTTAGCTTTTGGCGGTATTTTGTCATGTGGTGCGCTACGTTTATGTGCGCGAATGTTTTCTCTAAATTGATCAAGTACTTTAGCACCAGCTTTGTTTGATCCGTTACCTAATTGCGCTACTGTTTCTGCATCAATTACGTACTCACCATCTGCAAGCATTGCTGGGATATCATCGGATTGACCATCGCCTGGGCCTTCTACATAACTACCTTTACGATAATCTGTGCGGCCTTCTACCATAGGTAAGTTAGGATGAAATTTTTCTGATACTGGAACATTCATATTAGTTTGCATTGGAGATCCACCATTGGCTAGTTTATTTAATGTGCCAGTTTTAGGTTTTACTGTAGATATAGCATTTAATATAGATGATGGACTTACTCGAGTTCCAAAACTATATGATGCTTTTTTAGCTGCATCTTGTGCGGCTTGTCTTGCATCTTCTTTAGATTGTTGTTGATCTCTTCTCATGTTAGTTAATTCAGTAGATGAGTATTGTTTTCCAGTTGCTGGATTATAATTTTTGTTTAACTTACTTAACATGTTATTTATTTGATTTATTTCAGAATTTATAGCTTGTTTATCAGCTGGTGTTTTAGCTGTAGCAAGTTTAGATTGTAAGTCTTTTATTTGATTTCCATATCCATCTAATAGTTTTTGGAATCCAGGATCAACTGTAGGTGTTGTTGTAGTTCCTGTGGTTGTAGGCAATCCACCGCCACCAGTTGTAGTTGGAGCTGTAGTTGGAGTTGTAGTTGGAGTTCTATCTATACCAACATCGTTGTTGCTTGTTGTAACTGATTTAACTAAATCACCATTAGCATCATAAACATTTCCGTTAGCATCTTTGAAATATTTTGGAGCTGTTGTAGGTGTTGTAGGTGTTGTAGTTGGATTTTTAATTTTATCCATAAACTCTTTAACTTTATCTTTCCATGGGCTACTATGAGTTGTTGGGGTAGTCGTTGGAGTAGTAGTTGGAGTAGTTGTTGGTGCAGCTTTAACTAAATCACCATTAGCATCGTAAATATTACCTTTACCGTCTGTATAGTATTTAGGCGTAGTTGTAGGAGTTGTTGTAGGTGTTGTAGTTGGTGTTGTTGTTGGAGTTGTTGTTGGAGTTGTTGTTGGTGTAGTAGACGGCGTAGTTTTATCTTTCAAAATAGAATTAATAAGCGCAGTTAACTGTTCTGTAGTCATTCCACTAGTTGTTGTTGGAGTTCCAGTGGTATTTATGGCTGGTAAATTAGGAATTGTTGGTTGATATGTTGCATGGCTTAATGCAGTTGAGCTTGGAGATGTTGTTAAAGCATATGGCTGACTATAATCTTCGTAAGGAACATAGTTTGCAGGGCCCATACCAAATGTTGTTGTGTGTGGAGCAATAGCAAGTTTAGACATATCAATTCCAGTGCTAACTTGATTGTCTGTTCCACCAGCTGCGTTAGCTAATGCGCCACCAATTCCAGCACCAACTACTGTTGGACTTGTAATGATATTACCAAGCGTATCTAAAAAAGATGTTGGGCCGCCATCTGCGTAACCTTTAACGGTGCCACCACTTTTAAATAATGGAGTTGCTAGACCACCTTTTTTGAATGAAAAGTCATAAGATGACGGGTCCCATCCTCCGCCAGTATAATCAGCAGAAGTTCCTGTATCAATATTGCTATAGTCAGGTGCATAATTAGTAGTATCTGTTGGAGGCGTGTAATAACTATTTGGATCGTAGCCTCCACCGCCTGTTGTATCTGTTGTGCTAGTAGATCCAGTATCAACAGTTGATGGATCAAAACCTCCACCAGTAGAACTATATAATTCGTTTGTTGTAACAATATCTTGTGGGTTATTTGCATTAATCCATGAGTCAGAAGCTGCTGGATCTTTTACATAGTAAGTATCTCCATCTTTAACAGCGTAAAGATTACCATTTCCATCATAAATATTTCCATACGGATCTTGAAAGTATGTACCAGGCGTTTGATCTGATGGAGGTGTTGCTGTGTCTGTTGGGCCAGAGCCAGTTCCAGTTAAATTACCTCCACCAATACTTGTGCTTGGTTGAGCAATTACATCGCCATTAGATGTATTAGTTCCTGAAATGACATAATTAGATTTGCCATTACTTTTTCCGTAATATGCATCAACTTGATCTTGTGTTGTGCCTGGAGGAAATGCTAAACCACCTGTAGTTCCAGTAGAACCTCCGCCAACAGGAGTTCCTGATGGTGTACCTATACCAGTTGTGCCAGTAGATGGAGTTGTTTTAGGAGGTGTAATTCCAGGAGTTTTTGGTGTTGTAACTGCTGGTGTTGTTGGAGTTTTTGGTGTTGTAGCAGGAGCAGAAAATGCTTTACTTAAAGCTAAACCAGTTAAACCACCTAACAAGGCTCCAGCAGCTGTATTATCTGTTGTCTCAGTCTTATAATTAACATTAGGAATAGCACCAGTGCCACTTCCAGGGGATGTAATTGGAGTGCCAGTTGGTTGGCTCATGAGTGGAGTATTTAAATTCGTTGCCATAATTGTCCTAAGTTCTTAAGCTAATCGGTAACAAACTTGGGTCTGTTACTGGGTTTAATGTACTAATATCAACATGCTGTGGAGCAGTGCTACTTGTGCCTGTTGGAGTAGTTGTTGGTGTAGAAACAGATCCTAATCCAGAGGTTGGTGTAGTAGTACTTGGCGTGCTAGGCACAGTATTCCCCGATGTTCCAAAGTTAACTGAACCTGTGTAAGGTGTCAAGCTACTAATGTTAACATGTTGAGGTGCCGTAGTTGTACTTCCTAAGCCTCCAATAGGTGTTGTTGTAGGATTTGTTGTAGGTGTAGTTGTGGGCGCTCCAGGTGAGCGTAAACCTCCAAAAAACCTTCTTTGCGTCCGTGGATTTGTAGGTTTAGCAATTGGTGTAGTAGGCGTAGTTGGTGTAGTAGGTGTCGTTGGCGTTGTTATAGGTGTAGTTGGTGTAGTTGGTGTAGTAGGAGTAGTCGGTGTTGTAGGTACTGTAGGTTTAATAGTTCCAGTCTTTGGATCAAAATTAATTGGAGTTAGTTTTGATACATCAATATGAGTTGCTGGAGGCGTTACAGTAGGTGTAGTTGGTGTAGCTGGTGTAGTTGGTGTTGTAGGTGGTGTAGTTGGTGTTGTAGGAGGTCTAGGTGTAATTGGTGTAGTAGGTGTAGTTGGTGTAGTTGGTGTAGTAGGTGTTTTTGGAGCATTTGTTGTGGCTTGTTTAACTAATTTTTTAGCTTGATTTAAATCTCCACCCATTAAAGCAGCTGTAATACTTCCTGTAAGAGCTGATGTTAATACTTGTTTTGGTACAGTATTTAAGAATGAATCAATAAACCCTTGTGTTGAAATTCCTGATGTAGGAACTTTATAGTTCATTGGATCTTGATAAATTTTATCTAACTGAGATTGTAAATTTGCAATGTTTGCTGTAGTAGCATCTTTAGCTAAAGGTTGCGTTGTTTGTAAAAGATCAGATTTAATTTTTATTTGATTTTGTAGATCAGCTACTTTTGCGTTATCTCCAGCAACTAATGCATTTTGTAAATCTTTTTGTAAACTTGCAATATCTTTAGTAAGTCTCATAGCAGTAGCAGATGAAGCATCTGTAGGAGTATAATGCCTCATATCTTTAGCTGTACCTTCACCTTGAAGTAACGCAATTTGTTTTTGAATTGCTTGAGCTTGCATTGCTGCATTTCCTATTAATGGCGCAGATGATAATGTTCCTGTGTAATCAGAATTAACAATATCTTGTTTTAATGTATTCATTTGCATTTGCAACGAAGTTACTTTAGCCATATCACCAGAAGCTAATGCATCTTGTTGTTGTGTAAATAAGTTTTGATATTCTGGAACTTCATTTGCAACAACATAATCAGTGTATAGAGATTGAATGTCTTTAATTAATCCATTATATGAATCAGCAAGACCTGACATATTTGAGCTAATACTTGTAAATTGATCATATGCTGGTTTATTTGCATCAATTAATGAATTTATTGTATCTGTTGTAGAAGTATATTTTGGATATAATGTATTGTTGATTTTATCTGCCAATGCATTAGCTGCATCTACATCTGCTGGATCATAAGTATTGCTTGATTTTATTTGTGCATCAATTCTGTCTTTTATAGTATTGAATTGATTGACATTATCATTAATATCTTGAGCCTGTTGATATTGATTTTGTTGTAACGCAGAAATTCTTTGTAAATCTGGATTGCCAGTTAATAATTGTTTTGCTTGTGATTGAGCATCTGCCCATTGAGCTTGTTGGGTATCAATTGTTTTTACAGCACTTTGCATGCTATTAAATAATTTACCAACCATATTAGATGATACTGAATTTAGTCCAGCACCTAATGCAGCTTGTGCAATATCTTGACCCGTAACCGCAGCAATAGCTCCTCCTATAGTTGCAGAGCCAGCAGCACTTTGAACAATTTTAGCAAGTTCTCCATTGCCTAATACATTACCAATAGCTTTCATTACTGGATTGTCTGTAATAATTCCACCAGGGCCTGTAATTGTAGTTCCTAATACTGACTGTTGAATAGTTGGAGACATTGCAATTGGCATTAAACCAGCAGTTACAATACTCATCATGCTTCCGCCATTAAGGGCTGAAAGGGCTGCGCCACCAATAGATCTAACAACTGTAGTTCCAATATCAGCGCCTATACCTAATGCGTTTCCTAATACATCACCAAGACCTGGAGCAAAGTAATTAAGTGCAAACGTTTCAATAAGAGGAAGAGGATTCTCTAAAATGTTTCCAATAATATCAACTACACCACCTATTACATCACCTACAAAGTCTGCTACACCACCAATAATATCTCCAACAAATCCCATTATGCTACCTCCACTTCAAAGCTATATCCACCAGGAATTTTTGATTGGTTAACTTTAAGCCCAGCCATTCTTATAATTCTAAGCATCGCTGGATTTCTTAGTCTTCCAGTAATTTTTTTGTATCCAGCCATTTTTAATGCATTAACAAATTCTTTAAGTGAAGCTTTTAATTCTGTTTGATCATCCATGGTGAATAAATGAACATTGCTCGCTATAGGAGATTGAACTTGAAAAAATAATAAAGAATCACGTCTACGTAACATTCTGAAATGAGGTGTTTTTAATCCAGCATGTAAATGAGCATAGACATTTTTCCAATCTTCGTTTGGAGTGTCTCTCTCTACGCTTTGTCTTACGATATCTTGCGTAGTCATAGTTCCACTACCAAAATTTTGATCTTGTTGATTTTGATCCATCATTCTACCTTTTGGTTAACGGCACCCACTACGGCTGTTGCCCAGTCTTGCCAGTTTTCAAATATATAAGGACTTGGTATGCCCTCATTCACAAAAATATCAATACCTTTTAATCCTACAGCCCAATTTTTCCATGTGTCTTCATCACCTGGTATTTCTAATTGTTGACCTCCATAAGCTTCAACCATAAGACTAGCCCATGAATTGAAGGTATGAAATCTTGGGTCATATACAAGTGCTAATGCCATTAACTATAACCTCTCACATCGCCTACATCTGCATTTAGCAATACGTAACCAAGCTGATAGTTACCACCAATAGTGTTACTTTCAAACTTCAATCGCATTTCTCTGCGTTGTTCACGCATATCAATCTTGCTTGTATTTTGATTAAATGTATAAGGATCTGAATCATAATCTTCACCTTGTGCATATGATCTACCAGTTACAACTAAACTCATATCACCAGTCATCACAAAGTCAGGCTCTACACGTTCTAACCTTAGCCAATAGTTATCTCCAACTGGAGCTTGTTGTGCAGGGCCGCCTGAAACCCAACCTAAGTTAGATGTCTCAAAATAACTTTGAATAGCAGTTTGAACTCCACCACCTGGTCCAGCATAGATAGCATCTGTTCCAGTCTCATGTTGAAATAAAGATACATAACTCATGGTAGTAGTGACAATCATTTGAAATCCTGATCCTGGAGTTAGTCCTGGAGCAGTTAATATGTTGCCTACTTCGTAATTGTATCCATGTGTTGTAAATTTAACATTAGTAACTTTTCCGCCAGATACAGTAATAGTTGCATAGGCAGAAACTTCTCCTGCTGCATTACTTATAACTTGATATGGGTAAGTGCCGTTTGTATATCCACTACCTTGATTGACAATAGAAAAACTATCTACACCACCTGTAGCATTAATTTCCCATCCAACATTTATTGGGTATGGAAAAACTTGAGAGAAGTAACCAGCAGATCTTCTGGCACCTAAAGCTTCACCTACGTCATACCAACAGTTTTCACGGATGTTATAAATAATTGCATCATTGCATTCTGTCGAATTTCCTCTTGGATAAAACCACCAAATTTCACCGTAACGAGGAACTTTATTTGCATATACTTTTTGACGTTGTGCATAATTAAGATTATCAAAAAAATAGTTTTGATTAAATGTATTTGGAATCTCTTTTACAACACCGTTATATAGCATGAATCGATCAACACCACACCAGTAGTAAATGCCATCGTATTCAATAACTGATGATGATGAAAGTATAGATGTTTGAGATGAAATAACGTCATATCGCCAATAGAATGTAGTTGCAGTTCCGCCAGCAGTTACTGTTGTTGGCGTATAAGATACGCGAATAAGTGAATCAAGAGCCCAGAATAAACCTGAAGGAGCGTTTGAACCGCCTCGAACTGGAAGACCTTTTACACTTTTAGTAGAGGCAACGTTTGTTTCGTTTGAGTCAGCAGATACCCAGTCATTAAGATTACCAGCTGCACAATTTTTAATGAGTCCATTATTGCCGTATACAAATGTGTATGGATGTAAAACAACTACACCACCTGATACTGATATTTGATTATCAAATTGCAGTGTAACTGACTGTGTGCCTGTTAATGTTGCCGCTGCTGACAAAGTTACTGTTGTACCAACCACTGAAATAACTGTAGTATTTGCTGGAATAGTTACACTTCCTGATACTTTAGTTACTACTTGACCTACACCAACTAATGCATTAATTGCAGATAAGGTAACAACAGTAGGAGTGCCTGATGACATTGATCCTGTAGCTGTAAATACACCAATAGGAGCTAATGTTGTTCCATTAATATCTCCACCTAATACAGGTGTTTCTGTAGTACTATCAATCTGTGCTAAGTTTTGTCCTGGATGAGCTAATAATGTTTGTTGATTTGTCCCGCCAGAATCAAACTCTGAATCAAACTGCCAAAGATTATTATTGTTTGGAGTAAATCCAGTTAATGTAAAATCTTGTATGCCGCTACCAATACCTAAATTGTTAATAGGTACAACTTGAACACCATTGTTATATCCACTAAAAATATTATTGAATCCGTCATTTGGATCAAGATATATTCCTCGACTTGGACCTGCTAATGTTCCTGTAATTTCACGATAACCTAAAATTTTTCTTGGGCGGCCACGTTGAAAACGACACCATCTGCCATCTTCATAGTAAATGCGATCTGTAAGCGTGCCATCACGTTGTATGCCAGCTTGTGTATCAATTGCAAATACTTTTTTTGTCATTAGTAAGTGCCGCCTGCAATGCCGCCAGTAAAGTTACCTGAACCAGTAACTTGAATGCCAGTTGCATTGATATTTAATCGTTCTGTTCCTAAAACTGTAAGGCCTATATTTCCAGTTGCTGGTTTATACATACCAGTAGATGGCTCACTAACAAAGTTTAATGAAGGCGCTCCAACACTTCCGTTTACAAGTTGAGATGTTGATCCACCAGCTTGAACTGTATTTGCATTATAGAAATTAACACCATCAGAAATAACTGTTGCTTGTTGACCAGCTGGAATAATAGCTGAAGTACCTCCAGATGATGCTGTAGAAATTTGTAAAGAATGGCCATTAGCAGTTGTTTGATTGCTAATAACATAAAGAGCAACTACTGGAGGATATATAACAGTAACGTCACCTGTAAGGTTACCCACATACTCTTGAATAACTGATGTAGCTTCTTGTGTATTTAAAATAACTGTGCCTGAAGTTACTGGCTTAACAAGAGCTGTAAATAAAAAGTTAGGGCTTTGACCGTAACCTACAGTAAAGTACTGTGAACCATCACACATGATGAATGCAGCTTCATCAGGATTGATTGTTTTGCTAACTTGTAAGTCAATTGTATTTGGAGATGTTGGTGTAACTGTAAGCGTTCCAGTACCATTGTTTTTAAGAATAGTAAACCAGTTATTACCTAATGTTGATGCAAGAGGTAAATTTACTATGCCAGCACCACTAGTCCACATTTTATTTTGTGCGCGATCACTAGATAAGAATGTATATCCGTTTGCAAATGTTTGTACTGGATGACTTTGATTAAGTGTAGCTGAGATTGCAAGTAAACCATAACCAGCTAAACTAGATGCATTGCCGCCTGATGTGCCAGCACCAAAGTCAATTACTCCCCATGTTCCAGCAGTAGTAGAGTTGTTAGTTACATATATATATTCAGCCTTGCCAGCTGCAATACTAATAATTGTTCCACTTGTATAGTTTTTAACAGTAAATGCATAAGATCCTAAATTACGAATAAGTGCGTCTTGACCAACTGACACTTGATTAGCAGGAGGCATAATAAGACTATACCCAGCTGCAGTTGGAGTGATATCCATAATGCGAGCTGCTGGATTCTCTGGAGGAATGGTATTAGATGGCCAATCAAGTTGAAGATTGCTTGAAAGCGTATAAGCTGCATAGCTTACATCAGTGGCTTGAACTACGTCTCCAGTAAATGGTGAGGTATATGAAGTCATTATGTATCCAATACAGAAGCTTGACGATCACCAATACGTTGAACATCTTCTGTTTTAAGCGTTTGCATAATTGCTTGATATTGAGCTTGCCAAACAGGTGTACGCTCATCGTTCTTAAGGAATGGCATAGCTTGTAACAATGAACCATATAACAATGCTTGCGGCGCATATTGAGTAAACCAATTAGTTTGATTTGTTGAATCTAATGGTTGTACACGCTCGTAATACAATACTTCAAAAGTGTAGTTAGTAGCTGGAGTTGGTGCTACTAACCAATTTGAATAATCATAATCACAGTAGAATTTAGGTATGTCTGTTTGTGTTTGATTTGGCCAATACTCTCTTAAATATTCATATTTGCGAAGTAATACTGGTTGTTTTACGCCACCCACAGTAACGTTCATAGATACTGTTTTATGCCAACGAACTGGCTTATTGATGATAGGATTGCTTGCAGTCATAGCGCTTTCTACAACTGTTAAGTTACCTAAGAACTTAATCTCTGAAGCAATAACTTGCTCAGCTAACATAATGAAGAGAGGTATCTTCTCTAATGTAGCCGTATCTGTACGCTCTAAGTATGACTGAATGTTTTCAACTAAACTGTCATATGTCATTACTGCTGCTGTGGTCATACAAAATTCCTTGTTCCAGATTTGTCTATAATTAAAGCCATTTTTCTTGGCTTATCTGCGAAATGATTTGGTATTGAAATATGTGTCCAAGAATCAAATTCTCTGATTACTTGGTCATACTCAATGTTGCTTTTTAAAATTTCTTTAACTACATCATTAGGAGTCATGCCAGGAACCTTTATGTCCGCAGCGCATCCTAATACATGTTGTGATGTAGATTTGCTTCCTACAGCTTCATTAACTTTTAAAGACCTATATGCAGAATTAACTAAAATAGGCCTACCTAATACTCTTCTTACTTCTTCAAGAAAGCGAGCCAATCTAACAAGATTTGCTTTAACTTCTTCACTTGGTGTGTTATCCAATCCTTTGCGTTCTGCAATTTCACTATGTGTTAACTCCTCTAAAGTAAAGTTTGGGCTTAAGTTCATTTTTTCTTAACATAAAATAGACTACGTTCACCAAATAAATAGAATCCTACAGCTGATGCAAAGTTATTTACTTCGTCTGACATGGTGCCTGTAGCTACTGTATATGACCAAACAGACAATACCATTACACCAATAATAGGGCGCATAAGTCTTACTATAGCCTCTACCCATGGATAGCTTGGATTACCTGCACCGACTTCATTCATTACTTTAAAAAACTCTAAGTCAATATTTTTCATTTGAGTGTATTGCTCAATAGTTGCAGGTTTAAATTGGTCAGGCGCTACAAATTTATTAATAAGCGATTTGCCCAAGTCAACTACGACTGGAGCAAAAGCTGTTAGCATTGTTATTGGGTCCATATTATTTAATTAAATTGTTAAGCAATAAAACAATAATTGCACCAGCACTTGTAATAATTGCGCCAGCTGCACCTAATAAAATTTGCTCTAATCTTTTAAGTCTTGCATTGATCTGTTCGTACCTTAATGCGCAAACTTCTTCATGCGTACTTAGGCGATGTTCTATGTCGTCTAGGTCTGGTGCTTTCATACCTTACTTCCTTGCTCTTCCATTGTTTAAATTAGGAATAGGAATAATTTTTCCTTGTTCCGCCATGATTATTCTTCTTTTTGTTCTTCTTGAGGAGCCACTAAACCTTGCTCTTTAGCTGCGTCCTGTAAAGCTGTGATTAAGTAAAATACTTCTTGATAAGGTCTTGTGCCTAAATAGCCTGTAATTTTGTTTGCTAAGTCAAGCG